CAGCGCCTGCTTGAAGATGTCCTCAAAGGCGGCGGGCAGCTGTGACCAGCCATTCACGATCGCTTTGAAGGCGCCGATCCACAGGCCGATGTACTTGTCGACCAGGAAGGCGCCACCCTCCAGCACCGAGCGCGCCGACACGTCGATGTCATGGAAGCTGCCGTCCGCCAGCTCAGCGATGTAGTTGAAGGCGGGTGTGAAGAAGTCCACGAGGGCGCTCAAGCCCTCCTTGATCTTGCGCCACGCGGCCAGGGCCAAGTCCTGAAGGTTCGCCACCTCGGTACCAGCGATGCGGATCTGGTCAGACCAGAAGATCAGCGTCGAAACGGTCGCGCTCAAGGCCACCGCGATCGCCCCGATCGGGTTGGCGGCGATGGCAGCGGTCAGGGCGCGCAAGGCGCCGATTGCAGCCGGGATAGCTCGCTGGGCCAGGAGGATGCCGATCGTGGTCGCCAGGGCGCCGATGCCCCGCACCAGCGTCTCGGCGTTGTCCGCCACGAGCAGTAGCAGCTGGGCCAGCTTGGCGGAGACGCCCAGAGAGGTGTCGATACCACCAACCACCTGGAGCACCTGGTCGTAGAGCACCTGGAAGGACTGGCTGATGGTCGGGATGGTCTCGCCGAACCGATCCTTCAGCTCCTCCCGGGCGTTCTTGAAGGCGTTGAGCACGATGTCGGCAGTGATGGCGCCCTCGGAGCCAAGGTCGCGCAGCTCGCCGCGCGTGACGCCTAGCTCCTTGGCGATGACGTCCGCGACGACCGGCAGCTGCTCCAGAACGGCTCGAAGCTCGTCACCGCGCAGAGCACCAGACGCCAAGCCCTGGGACAGCTGGATGAGGCCAGCTTGCGCCTCGGCGGCGCTGGCACCGGACAGCACGACCGCTTGGTTGAGGCTCTCGGTGAAGCCCAGGAGCTCGTTCTGGCTGACGCCTAGCTCCTTGGCGGCCAAGCCCACCCGGGCGAAGGTCTCTGCCGTACCAGCGAAGGAAGTGCGAGTGCGGCGCGAGATCTCGAACAGCCGCTCGGTGGCGACCGTCAGCTCGGCGGTCCCGTCCGTAACCGTGCGCAGCCGGTTCTGGATATTCGTGTAGGTGTCGAGCAGGCGCTGCAGCTGTCGGATGGCCAGCGCGCCGCCCAGCGCCGCCAGGGCACGTTGGAGCAGCTGCACCGCTCCCTGGGCTTTGTTCGCCCCATCACCGATGTCCTCGATGTTGCGCCGAACGCGCCGCGAGCCGCGTTCAGAGACTACAACGTCTATCCGTTCCGTTGTCATCGCCTGAACACCCTCGCGTTACGGACCGCTTCAGCGGCGCGGTCGATTGCCGTCTGGACAAACCCAGCCGGAGACTGGGCGGAGCTGCCATCGTTCAGGGGCTTAATATACGGCAGGTTGTTCGAGATGAAAATGTCTTGCCCTGGTTGACGGTTCTCAACTTCCGCCTCTGCTTGGCCCAGCACACCGCCGAAGTTCTTGCGCTCGCCTTTGCCGAGGTCACGTCCCGGGAAGTAGGCTTCGATCTCCTCCCGGCTCGGAGCACCTACGTTGACGATCCAGTTGGACCGTGCGCGCCCAGTGTCGACTGGCGTCTCGAGGGCGAGGTTGCGCGCCGCAACAACGGCCACTTGCCGGACGATGTGGTTCGAGCCTTCCTCGACCTCCCGCCCTCGGCGGCGCATGCGGCGCGCAAATTCACCCAGACTTGCCATCTTTCGGCCTCTTGCTCTCCTTCCACTTCAGGTAGGCGTTGTCCATTTCCCTGACGTGGTGGTGCATGTCTTCCCGTTGCTCAGGTGACAATTCTAGCCTATCCGCGTAGTCGTTTATGTCAATCCAGCGGATCGGCTGTTCAGCCCAGGCAACCGGGCGGCAGGAGTGCAAGTCAAGCCATGCTGAGAAGTAGATCTCCAGGCCCAGGAACAGCTCCGGGGCGTTCTGTATGCGCTGCGGGAGCGGCAGGCGCTCCCGCATGCACTGCTCGAGGATCTTGCGTTCGACGGGTCCTTGCTCTAGCGTATAGAGGAGGACCTCTACGAGTTTCCCGAGTCTTCCTCGAGGATGGTCTTGCGGAACAGCGCCACCTTGCCCGACTGCTCCTGAATGTCCACCCACAGGTCCGGCAGCAGCTGGAACGTCTTGACGATGTTCTCCTGGGTGACCGGCAGCAGCTCACCGCCGTCTGGGTTCTCGATACCCTTCTGCAGCTCGCCGTTCTCGTCGCGGGTCTCCCAGTTGAGAATGACCGCCTCGGCGTAAACTTCCTGCATCAGCCGCTTGCCGCGTTCCGGATCCATCGTCTCAGTCTGGATGGCGCGGCGGTAGGGCTTGCTCCGAGCCTCAAGCACCTTGGCGAACTTCTTGTTGGCTCCGCCCGCCCGCGCGACCGTGACCACGAAATCACCGTAGTCAAGTTCAATGCCGCGCTTCTCCAGGTTCTCGTCGGTGCCGAACTGCTTGTACATGCTCATGCGATTTGTGCTCCTCTCGCAGGTTCTAAGTGGAGCCTCCGGCCACCGGAGGCTCCACTAGTGCGAGATTATAGGTCAGCCGCGTTGGGCAGGTAATCAAAGAAGGCCATCAGCAGGGTGTGGTCCATATTCGGATCCACCTTGGCGCCAGACGCCGCATCCATGCTGAGCGGTAGCGTGATCGGGCTGTCCTGCTCCACGTTGGCCCGCCCGTTACCGAGCGTGATCAGCGGGATATCCACCACGATGCCCTTGTTGTCCTTCACGATGGCGATGTCCAGGGTGATGTCGGCGTTGTTTCGCACCGCCGCGATCGCCGACACGTCGGAGAAGTAGGCAGTGATCTCACCGTTCACCGTGAACGTGCCAGCCGTGGTGTCGAAGGCGCCGAAGACGCCCAGCGCCTTGTTGGGGCTGACGTTGTTGTTGACCGTGAGGGACAGCTCGGTCACGAAGCCGAACAGCGGGTCCGGCGCCGCGTTGGTGGCACTCACCGAGGCCATCTTGATGCGGCTCAGGTCGTTGGAGGTGTTGAAGGCGTCCGCCTCTTCCAGCGCCGGGCGGTCACCGTTCTTCACGCCCTGCGTAGCGGTGCGCTGCTCGTTGTCGATCGACACGAACGACACGTCCGCCGTGATCTTGTCCGTGCTGGGCATCGACACCGACAGCTCGTTGGCCACTGAGCCGCGCAGGTACTCCGCCTGCAAATCGTTCGGGCTGGCCGTGTCCGGGGCACCAAGGGTCCGCTCCAGTTGGTAAGTGCGGCGCTTGATCAGGCTCCCGGTCTCGTTCTTGAGCACTCGGCCCAGGAACAGCTTGAGGCTCACCGAGGTAGTGGTCTCGGTGCTCATCGCCTGGACGGTCTTGTCAAAGACCATCCGGTTCGCAGCCACGGACTTGACCCGCTTGAAGCCGTTATTGCCCTCAGTGGAGAACTGGTCGCCGGTGACGTCGCCGCCGACGAACACCCACTCGCCCGGCACGATGCCCAGCTGCGTCAGGTCCTGCGTGGTGGTGACCAGCGCCGGTAGGTCTTGGCTGGCGTCGATCTCGGCATCATCGGCGTCGAACTCGAAGCCCACGACCGCCACTTGGGCACCCGCGCCAGGCGTCTCATCGGCGATGTCCTGGCTGACCGTGATATCAACGTCCGTGCTCACCGAGGTGACCGTCTTCAGGCCATTGTTCGCCGAATTGGAGAAACCGGAAGCGTACACGAGACTGCCCGTCAGGAAGCCCGCCGTAGCTGCGATCGCGTAGGTCTCGGCGGTGCCATCGACGCTCGTGACCGCCTGCTTGCCCTTTTCCCGGGCGTCGGCGAAGAAGAAGCCCTGGAGCAGGTCCTGGAGGTTCGTCTGCGTCAGGTCGGTGTTGAAACCGCCCGAGGCGTCCAGGTCTGTGGGCGTGCCCTTCTTGCGCTGCCGCGAAGGGTTGATCGGGTTGCGGGCGACAGTCGTGACCTGCCCGCCGAAATCGTTGTACGAGTTGGGTTCCAGCGGGATCCAAATCGGGGATGCCGGAAGGACGCCCAGGGAGGCTTCCTCCGTGTACCGCAGCCCCGTGATGTTGCTGTCGATCTTGCTAACCTGTGCCATGGCCTATAGCTCCTTGCGCGCGCCGTTACTTGATTTCGTCATACTCGAACTCGGCTTCCACGTTGACCTGGAACCAGGCGTCGGTAGAGCCGATCTCGTTGAGGCGTACGTTCCGGAACCATACGCCACGAGGAGTTGACTGCCCCTCCAGAGCATCGGCGACAATCTTACACAGGTCGTAGTTGCGAGACAAGCCTTCGCCCGTTGGGGTGAACACCTGCACGAACACATTGCCTGTGCGCCGGTAACGTCGCACTGAGTCGTGGTTGGCTAGGGTAGCCTGACTTCCCGTGCTATGGCGCAGCGAAACGCGCGCCCAAGGCTCGGTCGTCGGCTTCTCACTTTCTTCCTTGTCCGGGAAGAACATGGTCCAGCCGGTCGGCGCCCAGGCACCGTAAACCTGGCCGAAGATGTCGTCGCGCGCCTGGGCATAGGTGGTGGTCATCGGGCCACTCCGACGAAGTATAGCAACGTCAGGTTCGCCGGGCGCAGCCGCTCTACGAAGGTGATCTTGTGGTCGTGCCCGCCGTCCTGGACCAGAGTGTAGGTGTGCAGGTTCTCAGGGTCGTCCTCGCCCGGCTCGCAGACCAGTACTTGGGAGGTGCGCGCCAGCAGGTCCTCGTTCTCGATGGAGAAGCCCAGGGACTTGGTGGAGCCGGGCTGCACCGCAACACAGCTGACCGTCGCGGTCGCGTCCGGCGCACCACGCGGGTCACTGGCGCCTAGCCAAGGCTTCGCCGGATCGGAAGAGTCGCCAGAGACCTTGAGAAAGGTCACCTGGCGACCCGCATTCCGGATCAGGCGCTTGGCCGTGGCCAGCGACTTGGTGTAGTCCTTAGCCAAAGAGCACCCCAGCGGCGATGATCAGCGCCACAACGACGCCCGCCACGTACTTGTTCATGCCCTTCTTGACCAGGTTCTTGAACAGCGCCTTGGCCTTCGACTCACCGGCGTCGGAGTAGAGATCCTGCGCCTCGCCGATGTGGTCGTCGTACTTGTCAGCCTTCTTCTTCAGATCGTCGAACATGTCGGTCTCCTCAACGGTAGTTTCGCCCTGTGGGCAGCACGTATTGCTTGAGCAGCCGGTCGGCTGCCGGGTACGGACGAGTAAGCACCGGGGCGGTGGCCTGCTGGTACTCGGTCGCCGTCTCGAGTGGGCCTACTTTCTCCGAAACCGACTTCACGGGCAATCCGGAAGCATCTACGTCCGGGTCCGGCATGAGTTCAGCCTCAAGGGCGCGCAGGGCGTATTCGGCCGTCGCCTTCTTGAGGTTATCGGGGATGCCTGTGATGACCTGGCCGTAGCGATCATACAGCTTCAGGCGCGGGAAGCTCAGCCCCTGGGGCGTGTCGATGAACTCCGGGAAGCCTTTGAAGCGATCACCGAAACGGGTCTCGATGTAGTCGGTGGCCTTGATCAGCGCCTGTTCCTTGGCGGTCGGTTGGGCGCTGGCCCAGGCGGTGTTGCCCCGGTCGGCGTGGTAGGTGTCCGCCCAGGCAGCTTCGATGTAGCTGTTGGCGTTGGCGATGCCCGTTCCGTCTTCGACCACCAGGGCCATAGCTGCCTCCTAGACCGTGCCGGTGGCGATCGCCGAGAGGCGTCCCCACTCGTCCTGAACGTACAGGGTGGCGGTGCCACCAGCCGAGCCGGAAGCGGTCACCGTCTTGCCTTCCTCGTGCCAGCCCAGCTTGAACTCAGTGCCCGCCGCGCCGCCCGCGATGCCCAGCGTGCGACCGGAGACATCGACGGTGACGTCGCCGGTCGTGGTGCTGGTGTCAACTTTCAGCGACAGGCGCGCGTTAGCGGGCAGCTTGACTCCGGCGCCCAGGTCACCCGGAGACGCGACCAGACCCTCGTACTGCTTGAGG